CCAGCGCCAACTTTAAACAATAGTGTAAGTAACGGTGCTGATTTGAGTGGCGACGTTACGATCACATTCCAAGTCGATAGTTCAGAATTAGCACGCCAGACTTATCCAAAGTACAAGATGATGAAGGCACAAGAAATTATTATTCGAAACAACGGTGGTGCAATTCCCGTTGGGAATGCAATGCCGGTAGGAGGTGGATACTAATGGCAACGATTATCATTCAGCGACAGGACGGCACTGAATATGATTTAGACGCGTTGGGCTTTCGGGTCAAAAGCTTTAGTGTACCACTGAATAATAATTCTTATAATTATCAGCAAGTTGGCAAATATGGTTCAATGATGACCACTTTTGCCAGTCAGTATCTGGTTATTCCATTAACGATTGTGATTACAGCGGTCGACATGGCCGACTACAATCTGCAACTGCTGGAATTAAGGCGTATTTTTCGCTCAGATGAGGATTTTTATGTAATTAATGCGATTACTCCATTCATGCGCTGGAAGGTTCGTGCTGAAGCAGTTACGCCAACTCAGCAAAGCAATTTTTGGCAATCAGCAGATGTTGCAATCAATCTTGACTGTGCAGATGGCTATGCTGAATCAGTTGCGACCACGCTTAATTGGAATGCTGAAGAATGGGGATTCGGTCTTAACATACCCAAGGACGAAATCAGCTACGAATTTACACAAAGTGATTTTTCATTTTGGAATCTGGGATTAATACCGCTACTAGCTGATGAGCGACCAGCTAAGATGATTTTTCAAGGTAATGCGCCGAATGGCTTTACGATAACTAATAACACCACGCAGCAATCAATTCAGATTAAGCGTGGTGTTTCTAGTTCCGATAAAGTAATCATTGATGGTGTTATGCCGTTGATTAATGGTCAGCAGGCCTATAACGATTGTGATCATGGCTATTTGGATTTTGTGACTGGTGAAAACAAGTTGCATGTTGATGGTGCTAGCAATTTTAGGCTTAAGTTTGAGACCAGGTTTTACTACTAAGGAGGTGATTAAGTGATCAAAATTGCAGTTCAAGGCTATGATGGCAATGAATCGGTGATTCTTGCTTATAACGTCAGTGTTACGAAAACGATCAACAGTTTTCCTACTCTGACGTTTTCTTTTGACGCAGCTGGACAAAATAAGATCGCTGAAAACCTACTAGGACCACGAGCTTTATTTACGCTCTCAGATGGTCAACAATACCGTTTGACGGTCTCAAACCCAGTGCCGAATTTAAATTACCGAACCTATACGATTACGGCTACACATATAAGTCATGATCTGCATGATAACTACGTGCGTAATACGCTAGCTGGTGTTCAGTCAATTAATAGTTGCATGGACCTAGCGATTCAAGGTACTTCGTTGTCATATCAAATTGAGGGGAATTTCAACCCTCATGATTTTGGCGAGAATATGATCGGTGCTGGGCATGGTGATGATATCTTATCAGCGATTGCGCAGGCTTGGGCTTGTGAGTATTGGTTTGACAACCGGACGATTCATATTGCTAAGACGATTAAGGATTCATTCTTGTTTGTGGATCGAGTCAACGCTAACTATATTTCGTGGACTGAAGATTACTCATCATTCGCGACGGCAATTCATGGGTTTGGCAAGCAGCTAGAGCAATCTTCAGATCAGGATTCTAGCAATCAAACTATTCAGTATAGCTGCGAGGCGGACTATTATAGTCCGTTAGCTGGTAAGTCGGGAATTGGTGCTATTTGGCAAGATGCTTACACTAGCGATACGATTACCGACAGTAATGCTTTGCAAGCCGCTTTGAAAAGCTCGTTGCATGATTATCCGGATGTGCAGTACTCAATGAGCTGGGTGGCATTTGCGGATAACAGCCAGATCAAAAATAATATTGAGATTGGCAATACTGGCTGGCTGCGTGATCGCTATGGCCTTGATGTTAGTGTTAAAATCCAAAGCTACACGCACTATCTAGACAAACAGTCGGGCAATAGCGACACGATTACGTTTGGTAATAAGATTTTCGATGCTTCGGAATATGAATCACGGCAGAGAAAAGCTCAAGACCAGGCAAAGACGATTGCCAACTTGCAGTGGAAAATTAAGACTGCTAAAAGCGTAGGTAATGCATGGACAGAAAGCGAGGTGCAAGCATTTGACAACAGCAAACGTAGTTGACGTGTCGGAGTGGCAGCCGACCAGTATCGACTGGGCTAATCTCAAGACTAACGGCATTAAAGCCGTAGTCGTGCGGATTGGTCACGGTACGACACGGGACACTAATGCAGCCGACCATATCAGCAACGCAACCAAAGCGGGGCTGATCGTGCACGTGTATCACTACTACGAGGGCACAGATGGCGAACTGCAATGGTCCGTCAACAATGCCAAGAGCCTGAACATTCAGCCCAACGTGTACTACTTTCTGGACATGGAGGGCACGATCGCTGGGTCATGGTCGAGTATCTTTGAATCGTTCCGCAAAACGTGGTCTGGCTACGGCTGGAAGACTGGCCTGTACTGTTCGCTGAGTAACTATGCCAAGTTTGACAATGCAACACTGGTCAAGCAATGTGTCTACCGCTGGATCGCAGCATGGGGCAGTACCCAGCCAAGCAATGCTGACATGTGGCAGTATGACAGCAAAACCGGTCTGGGAAGCTATACGAGTGCACTGGACAAGGACGTTGACATAGCCGGCAAACTGATAGTCGCACCAAGTACCGACACGATTACCGATACCGACCCAAACGGCAACTATGAGCTCAAGGCCGGCGCTTTCGTTGGCTTTGATCACTCGACTACCTCACTACAGGGTGGCGAGATGCTCGTGGCCAGTCCCGATGGCAAAAATAAGATTCCCAAGCTTGCACCTACGGGTGCTTTTTTGTTTAACAATGCCGATGGGGACAGCATGTGGACACTGATCAAGCCCAAGATCCAGATGCCTAAGCTAACGTGGTCAGCAATAACGGGCAAGCCCGATCTGGTGTTAAAGACTGATCTCACGTGGGCCAATATCTCAGGGAAGCCAAGCATACCTAATGCCGATGATACAACGACTATATCAAGTGGGGACCTTAACGGCTATACGACAACGGGCAAGTACTACATGCCCAATGAATTGTCCAACTACACTAACCATCCTACCGGTACTGATATAGGTGGGTTTGTGATGAAGGTTGACTCATACCACAATGGCGACATGATTATTCAGACGATCTACCAGATTAACTCTGGTGATGTTTGGATTCGGCAGCACTGGGCCAACAGCTGGAAAGCCTGGCGTCAGGTAACATTCTGGCCAAAGGGAGGATAGCTAATGGATTTAATTAGTTGTGTAACCGACAACGTTAAAAAGGTGTATCAGAAAATTGCAGAACTGTATCAGCTGGAAATTGAAGTTGATGCTAATGATGAGCAAACAGTACCAACACTACGTGTTGAGGAATGTCAAACAGATGTCCTCAATCGGCAGGCGCGTCAATGGCTTTTTCGAGTGATGAAGAAAATGGCTGCTGACATTAACGACTTGGTTACACTGTACAACGCTCAAAGTCTGATTGATTGGGACGCAGACGGTCAGCCATTAACACTGCCGTATTACTTAGCAATGCCGAAGTCATTAGCTTTTAACGAGGTTGAGACGGTTTTAGATGATGATTTTAAACGAGCTTTTGAGCTGTTTGCTCGGCTCGAACAATATGCAAATAATATGAGAGGAGCCTGATTATGGCAGCGATTAATACGCGAGTTGTCTTGGACTTGGTCCGTGATGCGCAGTCGAATTCTAGTTCGATTGTGGATCTGACGCCATATTTTCAAGGGCGCATCGGCGACAGCCAAGCCCCAATGCCACTGGCACTGAAGATGGATGGCCGGCCATTTGACATGACTGGATATGGCTTCCAAGTCGAAGCGACTGACAGTCAGGGCAAAGCCTTTGTGATGTCAAACTGTGCTAAAGAAGTAGCACAGTCTGATCGTTTCAAACGCGGTTTTTTCACGGTGATCTGGGCTGCAGAAATGTTCCAGAATCCAGGTACGATGAAAGGTGCGTTTGTAGTAACTAAGCCAGAGACTGGCGAGAAGATTTCCACACTAGATTTCAATCTTAATGTACTTGATCAAGCTGTCAGTCTTAATACGCTGCATGATAGCTACAGTAATCGGCTTGAAGACATCATCAACGACTTAAAGTCGAAGGCTGATGAAATGGTCAAGGATACGTCTATTGCAACACTGACTGCACAGCTAAAATCTGCTCAGTCGGCTTTGGAAACTACCACCAATTTGATTAACACCAAAGGTATTCCAACAACGGTTGATATGCAGAATTATGTAAAAGGCTATATGGTGGCTCAGAATACTGGCAACGATTTAAATACGTTGACCACGCCTGGTATGAGCTACTATGTAACAACGACTTCTGCCGGCAATCTGCCAAACGGCAAGTTAGGAATGCTTAGTATTCACGGCAATGCATCACACTTGCTGCAGGTTTTCACGGACGCTGACCAGAACGCTTTTGTGCGTGGATATGAGAACAATACTTGGTCTAAGTGGCGCAGTGTAACGTTCTGGCCAAAGGAGGTATAGATATGACTACATTTGTAATTTGTGGGGGGGGTAACTTAACCCCGTCTGTTAGCTTAGTTGCCGTCTCGATGAAAGGCGGTGACAATTGATGGTTCAAACAATTAAGAATGGACAAGAGGACTGGCTTAGCACTTTAAACAACGGCTTGAGCCAAATTGGTGATTTTACAGAATGGACAACTGCTGGTATCACGGCTTTAAATGGCTTGGGGAAAGCTCAAAACCTTTGTTGGCGAAAGGCAACGCAAACCATCAGAAGTCAAAAACGAGTAGTTATCGAAATTGCTGGCTATGTAACGATTCCAAGTAACATTGCGTCTAACGCTCATTTGGATATCATTCAGTTGGCAAGCAATATTTACCAGCCTATCTCTACTTACTTTGCACAAGTAGGTACAGTAGGAAGTTCTCCGGCATCTGGCCTGGAGTTTAATTCTGGTAACGGTAAAATCAGCATTATTAATGGCTATAGTTTCAGTATCGGTAATTTCGATTCATATATCAGTATGATCATTGCCGCGTAGCTAGTGTGGTCAGTCCTGGAAAGGACAAAAAATGGCTTTAACACAACTAATTCCAACGGAAAATTGGACCAAAATTATCAATGACAACTTTGGTAAGACTGATCTTGCAAATCTAAACTGGCATAAAGTTTCACCTGGCTGCACTTGGTTAAATGGTGCGAGCTCACAGTTTAATGATCTTTTTTATACCCAAATCGGGGATGCTAAACTATGCTTGTTTGAAGCCGGATACATTAAGGTGCCTAAACTTAATTCTGAAATTCCTTGTATGAGGGTTGCCGCTGAATATGCTCCTTCACATGTTGTGAGCGGCGCGGCGCAACAAAATGGTTATTTTGCAGAGCGAACTGCAGGCGGGAGTACTGACTTTATCGCTTGGGGTGGAGATAGTATAGGCAATATCGGCAACGGTAATGTTTCAATGGTCTGGATTCACTTTGACTGAAAGGAGTAATGAAATGAACGATACAATTGTGGTCTATGAATTTGACACCAAAGATCGTACGCACCGGTATCTTGATGCGGTGCAGGTTAGTGCAGATGCCAAACTCGAAGATAATCAAACGACTGTGGCACCGGCTGACGGGTCACAGTTTTTTAATGGCAAGGAATGGGTAAGCGAGCTGGTCAATGCCTATCACTATGATGACAATGGCTACTTTGACTACTTTACAGTCGTGCCAAAGGGCTCGGATTTGCAAGCCAATGAAACATTGGTTGTGCCATATGACAAAGATGGTCGTGGTATGTATAAGCCTAAGTTTGACACGGCACAAAACACGTGGATTGAAACGTTAACGCAAGCGGAAATCGATGCGCTCAACAAGCCAGCTACGCCAGAGCCAGATGCGCAGGACCAACTCAACAAGCAGTTGATGGTTCGTATCGCTGCCTTGCAAACAAGTGTAGCCACACAGAGCAAGCTTAATGCCAACTTGATTAAGGAATTAACCGAGATCAAGAAAAAGCAGGCAACTGACACCACTACAACGAACGCTTAGGAGGGATAGATATGGCTAATGATTTTATGTTCGGCATCTACAAGAGCTACTACGAGATGAAGTTGTTTACTAAAGACGATTTGGATTTGTTTGTTGAAGTCGGTGACCTGAGCGCTGATCAAGAGAACCAAATCTTAGGCGTAGCTGCATCATCTGCTACTGCAACTGATTCTGGGTCTGCTAATGCTGCTCAATCAGCTAATACGGCTGTTAGCCAAGCTTAAGCAAACAAAAAAGCCCACAGCATAATACTGTGAGCTAATAAAAAGGACGCCTATTAAGCGTCCTCAACCGGTTCGGTACGTGAGGAGCTACCTCAGTACCGTTTTGCGCACCGGCCTTCTAATCATCATGCCTATATTATATCACATTCTATTTATGATACAATGTTTATTGCGCACCGAGTGGGTAGCTCCCACTTAAGCCTGTGTGCATTAGGAGGTGACTCCTATGGAACATTGGTTCCTTCTGATCATCATCGTGCCTAGTAAGCACGTTAAAAAATTAATTAAGCGACTGCTCAGGTAGCACACTCGCCAGCGCTCATCGGTTGGGATACTGATAGGGCGCTTTTTGTTTGCGCAGATTTTGATAAGGAAGGAGGCAAATATGTGCATGTTGATTGGGACGAAGTAGCAAGTGTTTGTGGTGTAATTTCTGGAGTGATTGCTTTACTGGTTTGGGTTACTAAAACAACTTTTAAATCATTTCTGACACCAGTAACTCAAGAAATCCGCCGATTAACAGATAGTATGGGGATTTTAAATAATACTATCAATAAGCAGACGGATCGTCAGGAAGAGTTTAATCGTCGCCTAGAAAAACATTCAGAAAAATTAATTTCTCACGATGAAAGAATTAAGCATCTGGAGGATGGTACAAGATGAAAGAAATTAACAATATTGTAGAATGGTTGATCCAGTCGGGAGCGCTCGTTGCGCTCTTTTCTTTTGCCTGGAAATATGTTAAGCCGTGGCTAGATGCTAAGCAGACCCACGCCCAAACTGAGCAGGCTAAAGTAGCTTGGGGGTTGCTAGAACAAGTAGCTGACACTTCAGTTGCAGCGTTGGTTGGTCAGAATATGACTGGCAAAGATAAGTTTAACTTGGCAGTTAAGAATGTTCAGCAAGCAATGCAAAGCAATGGGTTTGAAGTTAATCAAGCGGCAGCAGAAAATGCGGTGCAATCTGCTTATGAACAGAGTTCACTGACGCCAACGGTTGTACCAGGCAATGATATTAAACCAGCACAAGGCTCAGTAGCGGCAATTAATCCTAAGGGGGTAAAGTAATGCGTAATTTGTTCATTGATGTTTCTAGCTATCAAGAAGACAGTGTTGAGTACTTCCAACGCGCTAAGGGCCAAGGCGTTATGGGGGTCGTTGTTAAGCTGACCGAAGGTTCAGAAGATGGCTCGGCTTATGTTAATCCACGTGCTGCAGCGCAGATTCGTAATTCACTCGCAGTAGGATTGCGGGTTAGCTGTTACCACTTTGCGCGTTATACGAGTGATGCGGATGCGCAGAATGAAGCACGATTCTTCGTTAAGATTGCTAAGCAGTACGGTATGACAAGCGATACACTGATGATTGATGATGCCGAAGTGCATTCGGCAGCGGACTACAATTCAGCAACCACAGCTTTTTTGAATGAAGTTAAGGCATTGGGCTATGCTAGTGTTGGTCTGTACTCAATGAAGTCATTCTTCACTGGCGGAATTCTGAACAGTCATGGCTTTGGCAACGCTAAGATTTGGGAAGCCGGTTATGGTATTACTGACTTGGGTGTTGATAACGCTGCTGCATGGCAATGGACTGACAATGGTCTCGGCATGAGTATTGATACATCGTATGACTTTGATGGCGCCTTTACGATTGCTAGTTCAAGCACTGGCTCAGTGCCAGAAGTATCAATTCCAGCACCACAACCAGTAGAACATGTTGGTCACCCAGCTACTGGTACTTATACGGTTCAGCCAGGCGATACTTTATCGGCGATTGCGGCTAAGTATGGCACAACGTACCAGATTTTGGCAGCAGTCAATGGTATTGGTGATCCTAACCAGATTTGGCCGGGTCAAGTGCTTAAAGTCACTGGTACAGCTAGCCAAGAATCAACGTATTATGTTCAAGCAGGAGATACACTGTCCGCAATCGCAAATAAGTTTGGGACAACTGTTTCAAACCTGGTCAGCCTTAACCACATCAGTAATCCGAATGTCATCTACGTTGGTCAAAAGATTTATGTTGGTGAGGCTACGCAAGGACAATCCAATGCCTACACGGTCCATGCTGGCGATACGTTGTCTAGTATTGCGGCTAAGTTTGGAACTACTTGGAAAACACTGGCACAGAAAAACAGTATTGCAGATCCAAATGTAATTTATGTTGGACAAACATTGCAAATTTAATGTTATAATGTTTTCAGATCAATCCCCGTCCTAGTCGGCTTACGAGCTTTCGGGTGGGTTTTTACTTTAGCTATATTCAGCTATCTAAAA